AGCAGATCGGTACTTCCGGCACGCCGCCGGTTGTCGCTGCGCCGGTGCGCAACCTGTTCCAGACCGACTCGCTCGCGCTGCGGATGATCCTGCCGATGAACTGGGCCATGCGGCGCACGGGCGTCGTGGCCTGGGTCGCGGGCGTCACTTGGTAGGCAACCGACGACGTTACACATGGCGCATCCCGGCGCAGTGGTTGCTGCGCCGGGTCGTCACCAAGGAGGATGAGCATGACAACCGAAGACCAATATCGGGCGGACCAGAAGGTTCGGGCAGAGCTGACCGAGCAGACGCTGAAGGTGACCGACCAGAGCCAGCCGACGCCGACCCAGGAAGAAAACGACCTGCTAAGGCTCGGGCTGATGCACCCAGACGAAAAGGCAAGCCCTGACAATCCCGAGATGCCGTCGCTCGCGGCGCAGCAAGCGCTGATCGAGAAGGCGCAGCCGGCGCCGAGCAATCGCCCGCCCGGTCCCGGTGCCGGCGCTCCCGCTCCAGGCGCTCCGACCAATCGCGACGTGCCCCATCTCCAGGGCAACGGCGCCGTTGGTGAGGTGCTCACTTGCACCAAAGGCAATTGGAACGGCGAGCCCACTGGCTACGCCTACGCCTGGAAAAGCAACACCGCAGCGGTCGGCGGCACCGGCGACACCTACACGGTCGCCGAGAGCGACGCCGGCCACAGCATCACTTGCGTCGTGACGGCGACCAACGCCGCAGGCTCGACAACGGCGCCGCCGTCGAACGCTGTTCACGTCGATGGCGGGGCGAGTCGCGGGGCGGCCCGGCGGTAGATCCCCGTGGCGCAATCAGGCGTTCTAACGCGGGTGGCGTCGGCGATCGGCGGCGTCTTCCGACCGCGCGCCAAGCAGGCAGCGGGCGGCAACGGCTACATCTTGCCGCTCGGCGGCGGCGTGATCCCTGCCGAATGGCCGACCAACTTCTGGCAGTCGGGCTACAACCCGCTGCCCTATGGCGGCTCGGCAGTGGTCTACGCCTGCCGCTCGGCATACTCGCAGACGATCGCCATGCTGCCGCCGGCCCACTGGCGCAGCGACGGCAAAGGCGGGCGCGCGCGGGTGACGAACTCGGCGTTGTCGCGAGTCTTGGTCAAGCCGAACAGCTATCAATCTCCCTCCGATTTCTTCCTCTATCTGACCGACTGCCTCTATGGCGAAGGCAACGCCTATGGGCTCGCCCTGCGCAACTCGCGGTTCGAGGTCACCGAGGTCCACCTGATGGACCCCTATCGGTGCTGGCCTCACGTCGGCGAGAACGGCGACCTGTTCTATTCGCTGGCGGGCAACCAGATCGTCGAGCGGCTGATGAGGGAAGACCCGGCGCGATTGAGCCGAGTCCCGGCGCGCGATGTCCTGCATGTTCGGTTTCCCGACCGGCGCAACCTGCTCTGGGGCATTTCCCCGCTGCAATCTGCGCTGCTCGAAGTCGAGGTCTCCACGGCAATGGTGTCGCAAGCCCTCGCCTATGCGCGCAACCAGGGGCGACCGAGCGGCGTCATCCAGACCGACAAGGGCTATCACAACCAACCGGACGGCATCCGCCAGTTGCGCGCGCAGTGGAACGAGCAGACCCAAGGCCCGAACGTGGGCGGCACGCCGATCCTGACGGACGGGATGAAGTGGGTTCCGACCGTCGTCAACAGCCGCGACGCGCAGCTCGCCGAGATGCTCAAGATCTCCGACCAGCGCATCGCCACCGCGTACCGGGTGCCGCTGCCGCTGCTCAGCTTCGATGCCGGGCAAGCGCCGCAGGCCGCGACCGAAAGCCTGATGGCGAACTGGGTGGCGACCGGGCTCGGCTTTGCCGCCAACCATATCGAAACGGCGTTCGGTCGGCTCTTCGCCCTGGCGGGCCAGCCCGACGAATATCTGGAGCTCGACCTCGAAGCGCTGCTTCGCGCCAACTTCAAGGACAGGATCGCGGCTTTGGCGCAGGGCGTCCAGGGCGGCATCTTCAGCCCGAACGAGGCGCGCGCCAGGGAAGAGCTGACCGCGGTGCCCTTTGGCGACGAGCCGAGGGTCCAGCAACAGGTCGTGCCGCTCAGCGCGTGGGATAAGGCGCCACCGGCGACACCGGCGCCCAACGCGCCACCGGCGCCGCCGCCGGCATCGGGGAGCAGTGGCAATGGAGCAGACCCTGCCGCAAAAGCCAGAGCCATTGCCGCCTTCCGCGCAGCGAATGTCCGACACCTCGCCGCTTGACGCTGCCATTGACGCCTTTGGCGAAGAGCTCGGCGCGATGGCAGCCCGCATCGAGCGGGAGCTGCGGCTATCACTGTCGGTTGCGCTGGCAGAGATGCGCGCCAGCCGGGCCGAGACCGAGCTCGCGATCACGGCGAGGATCGGGGAACTGCGGGATGGGCCAGCCGGCCCGCCTGGTGAGCGGGGAGCGCAGGGGGCGCCCGGCGAGGCGATCACAGGCCCGCCGGGCGATCAGGGGCTTCCTGGGCCTCCAGGCGAGCCTGGGGAGCGTGGGGAAGCTGGGGAACGTGGCGATCGAGGCGGGCCTGGGGAGCCGGGACCGCCCGGCGATCGGGGCGAGCCGGGACCGCCCGGCAAGCTGCCGCCGGTCAGGCTCTGGCAGGGCGGCGTGTCTTACGAGGGCGATGTCGTCGTTCGTGCCGGCGAGACCTTCCAGGCGCGATGCGATACCGCGCAAGAACCGCCGGGCGAGGATTGGACCCTCATCGCCGCCCGTGGCGAGACGCCCTATGTCGGCGAGGTCTGCGGGCTCTATGAGCCGGGCCGCGCGTATCGCAAGTTCGACCTCGTGACCTTCCACGGCTCGGAGTGGCGGGCGAAGCGGGACAGTCCAGGGACGTTGCCCGGCGACGGGTGGCAGCTATCGGGACAGACGGGCAGTCGCGGCAAGCCCGGCGAGCGCGGCGAACGCGGGCTGCCAGGGCAGCAGGCGCCGGTGATCACCGAATGGGCGGTGCGGGGCTACCAAGCCTTGCCCGTGATGAGTGATGGCAGCATCGGCCCGCCGCTCGATCTGCGCGAGGTGTTCGAGACCTACCACGCCGAGCAACGCTGATGAGCTACCTGGGCTATTACTATCCGAGCTCGACCTTCCCGGCCTCGCCGGTCAACCCGCGCTATCGGCTCACCAGGGTCGTCACGCCGGCGCCATCGCTCGGGCTGGTGACGCTCGAAGAGCTCAAGGCGGTGCTGGACATCGCCGACACCGACACGTCGCAGGACACGATGTTGCAGCTCCAGATCGACTCGGTTTCGGCGGCGATCGACAACTATTGCAGCCGCACCTTCGTCCGCCAGACCTACCGCGACCAGATCCGCCACGCGCGCAACTGGCTGCGCATGGGGGCGCCGCTCCAGACCCGGCAATTGCCGATCGCAACGGAGGTGGACGGGACGCCAGTATTGACCATCACCGAGGACGGCGCCGCCCTCGATCCGGTGTTCTTCGAGGTCGAGCTCGGGACCGGCGAGCTCTATCGTCTCGACAGCATGGGCAATATGGGCTTCTGGTGCAGCTCGCAGATCGTGGTCGACTACGACGCCGGGTTCGACACCGTCCCGGCGGATGTAAAGGTCGCCGCGCTCGATTGGCTCAATGCCCGCTGGATGCAGCGCGGGCGCGATCCGGCGGTGCGCTCCGAGGCGGTATTCGACGTGCTGACGGTGACCTACGCCGACGATCCCGGCAGCTTCACCGAGACCGGCCTCGGCCCGCCCGAAGCGGTCTGCGGCCTGCTCGCGCCTTATCGGATCTGGTCGGCGTGAACCTCGACCTTGCCAAATCGATCTATCGGCGCTCGCTCACCAATCAGGTCACGATCCGCCGGTTCACCGGGCCAGCCGGCCCGAACCGTGCGACGACCGATGTCACCTGCCGCGCCTGGATCAAGCGCGCCCGAGCCGCCGGCGGGGCAACGACCCTGGTCAGCGACGTGATGCAGTACGAGCTGACCGCCGTCGTGCTGGTCGAGGATCTCGTCGCTGGCGGCTTCCCGCTGCCGATCACCACGGCTGACAAGCTGGTGTTCGACGGGAAGGAGATGGCGATTAGCTTCCCCGACAAGGCGACCCGCAGCGTCGGAACCGAGCTTCTCGCCTACAATCTAACGGTGAAGGGCTAGGTGGCGAGCCCGGCTGCCGCCCTGAAGGTGATCCGCCAGACGGTCAACATCGATTGGCCGGCGATGTCGCAAAAGGAAGCCCAGGCGTTCCTCGTCAAGACCGCCAAAGCCGGGCACGCGAAGATCATGGCCGAGCAGTCGGCCCGTTCGGGCGTCGTGCCGGGCTGGACCGCGTTCGGTGACAACCCAGGCACGCCGATCGAGCAGGCGAAGCAGAAGATCGTCTACCACTACACCTACCTGCGCGAGATCATCCTCGTGCTGATCAAAGCCCTCGAAGATGCTTCGCCCGTCGCCTCGGGTGCCTACCGCCGGGCCCACACGCTCTACATCAACGGGCACCCGGCGCCGGCCTCGACGCCGATCCTGCCCGGCCAGGAAGTGATGATCGCCAACCCGCTGCCCTATGCCCGGCGGCTGGAGATCGGCAAGACCGAGTCGGGGCGCGACTTCCTCGTGTCGGTGCCGAACCGGATTTACGAGCGGATCGCCGCCGCCGCGATCGCGCGCTACCGCAACGCCGTGAAGATCACCTTCGGCTATGTGACGCCCTCCGACGCGCACGTCGTCCAGGGGAAGCTCGGCAGCCACTACGGGCGAGCCGGTCAGCGGCGCCGGCGGCGCCAACAGGTCGGCAGCGAGGTCCGATCACCAGCGATCTTTATCGGGGCGCTATGACGACGACGAAGGAAGCCTACGCGGTCCTGCGCACGAGGCTCGAAGGCTCGAACTCCTTGCCGCCGCTGCGCTGGCAGGCCGAGGACGAGGACAGCACCGGCGCGGTCGCCCTGCCCGACACGCCGGCGCCGTTCCTCTACACCGAGTTTCTCACCGAGCCCGGCGAGCTGGTGTCCTTCGGCGGCGGGCCGGGCGCCAACCGCTACCGCATCCCGGCGCGGCTCGAAGTCTTCGTGTTCATTCCCAAGGGCTGGGGGCTGGCGCCCGCGCTCGATCACGCCGAGACGGCGGCGGCGCTGTTCCGGTCCTACCGCGACTCGAGCGTCTCGTGCTTCGCCGCCTCGGTGCATCCCGGCGGCGACGGCGCTGCGCTCCGACCGCCCGGCCTGCCCTCCGAGGTCAGCAACTACTTCTGGTCGGTCGCCGAGGTTGTTTTGTTTTTCGACCAGATCGGTTGACCGAGTAAACCCGAACCCTCGCGTGAAGCCCGCGCGAGGTTGATTCAAACGCCCTTGGGCAAGGCGCCCCTCCCCTATGGAGTGTGCCCCATGTCGCTCGCCGAAGGCGTATCAGCCCAAGTCCGCTACAAGCCCTATGCCACGGGCGTTATCCAATCCAACACGCAGCCGCTGTTGGCAACCGACCCAGGTGCCACCGGCGCGCAGTCGCTGCGCCGCGTCGCCTCGACGCTGAAGCTGGCGAAGGACAGCTATTCGGCGACCGAGGTCCGCACCGATCGGCAGACCGTCGACTTCCGGCACGGGACGCGGCGCGTCACCGGCTCGATCACCGGCGAGTTCAGTCCCGGCACCTATTGGCCGCTGTTCGAGGCCGGGACACGCGGCACGGCAACGCCGGCGCTGTCGCTGACCGAGTCTGAGCTGACCAGCATCAGCGCCGACGCCACAACCTCGAAGTTCATCTTCGGCACCGATCCGATTGCCGCCGGGCTGGGAGTCGGAAGCGTCTTTCGCCTGGGCGGGCTCACCGGCGGCGGCGTCCCGAACAACGGCGTGAACTTCATCGCCGTGAGGTTCGGCGGCGCCGGCAATACCGACGTGACCGTGTTCCCCGAGCCGGTCACGATGTCGACCGCCGAAACGGTCTTCACGCTCACAACCGTAGGCTCGCATCTGATCATCCCGTCGAGCGGGTTCGTTCCCCGCAAGTTCGCGTTCGAGACGTTCCACGAGGACATCGGTGTCAGCAGGCTATTCACCGAGGTCCGCGTCGGCGGGTTCAAGCTGTCCCTGCCCGCCTCGGGGATGGCGACGGTCGAGTTCCCGATGATGGGCCGCGACATGGAGACCTTCGACGCCACGACGCCGACGCCGGCCCCGTTTTTCACGACGCCATTACCGGAGACGACGACCGGGATTCTGGCGGCGGTGAATGGCATGTTGAGGGTGAACGGTGCTGTCCTCGGCGTGGTGACCGGCCTCGACATCACGCTGGAGCTGTCGCCGAGCTCCGACGCCGTGGTCGGTCAGAATTTCGTTCCCGAGGTCTTCCTCGGCACCGCTGCGGTGACGGGCCAAGTGACGGCCATGCTCGAAAACCTCGACCTCGTGCGCAACTTCCTCGACGAGGACGAGGTCGACATCCTGGCGTATCTCACGACGACCAACGACGCCAACGCCGACGCCATCTCGATCTACCTGCCGAGGGTCAAGTTCAGCGACGCCGATGTTGCCGTGACCGGCATCGGCAGCCAGACGCTGACCATGCCGTTCACGGCCTTGAAGTACGTCGGCAACGCGCCCGGCGTGCCGCAGACGACTATCGTGATGACCGACAGCGCGGCGGTCTAAGCCCGCCTCAACCAATCCTGCCGCCACAGGGTCACTGTCCGCGCGAGCGGATGGTAGCTGCTACCGGGGGCGCGCTGCTGGCGGGTAGCGCGCCCCTACTCGTACCCGCCAGAAGGAACCGCCATGTCCGATATTGATGCTGCCCTGAACGCTCTATCGATCGAGGTCGACAAGCCGCGCCGGATGCCCCTGCTTCACTTCGAGACGGGGCTGCCTTTGGTCGATGCGAACGGCAACCCGGCGTGGGTTGATGTCTATTCCAACGACTCGGAGATCGTCCGCCGCCACGATCGGGAAGTGCTGCGCCGGATCTTCAAGGCGCAGCGGCAGCGCACGGTGACGATGACGCCCGAGGAAAACGAGGCGAACACCGTCGACGTGCTGGTCAAGCTGACCGCTGGTTGGCACCTGCTGACGCCGAGCGGCCAGCCGATCGAGTTCCCGTTCACGCCGGAAAATGCGCGGCGGCTCTACAGCTCCCCATCGACCAATTGGATTCGCCAACAGGTCGACGAGTTCTCGAAAGAGCGCGGAAATTTTACGCAAGCCTCGTCGCCGAGCTCATCGAGTGGGCCGAGGCCGAGTTCCGCGCGAGCCGAAAAGCACTAGACGGCTCGACCGAGCGCGAGCACGAGGAGTCAGGCACCCGCCAGTGGGCCAAGATGCCGGCTGCGCTGCGCCCGGCTGCGCTGCGGAGCCAGCCGGTTCGCCTCCTCGAAGCGGTCGACAACGGTCCCGAGTTTCCCGAGCTGCTCGGCTATCTCTGGGGCTGGTTTCAAGAGATCTCGTGGGGGCTCGCGCCCAACGGTTTCGCCCCGCCGGTGATCACCTGGGAGACGCTGCGGGCGTGGCAAGAGATCACCCGCGTCGGCGAGCTCGAACCGTGGGAAGCCCGAACCCTGGTGCAGCTCGGGATGCTGCGAGCCAGCATCCAGGCCGAGAAATCCGAAGCCTCGAAGGCGCCGTCATCGAGCATAGGCAACGGGCGATCCGCCTCGACGATGGCGCGACCTTCCTTTTCCCGACCACGCCGACACTGATGATGATTTGTGAAGGGTTGATCGGTGGCTGATGTCGTAACCACGGCAATCTACAAGCTCAGCGTTCAAGGCACGCCGGACATCCAAAAGGCCGACGCTGCCATAGCTGCGCTATCGAGCACCCAGGACAAGGCGACGGCGTCGGCGGCGCAGTTGGCGGCGGCGACCGTCACGGTGACCAAGACCGAAGAGAACGTCACCACCGTTAAGCGCACCAGCACCAGCCAGCTCGATCGCTGGATCGCCTCGATGGATAGGGCGACCAAGGCGACGCAGGTTTATCAGGCGAGCCTGAACCGGATCGCCCAGTTCCAGGCCGAGGGCACCGGCGACGCGGCGAAGCTGGCAACCGCCACGCAACTCGTCACCGATCGCTACAACGCCCAGATCGCCAGCATCCAGAAGCTGTCGAACGCCGCGAACGAGAACGCGAAGATCGCGCAGGTTCACTCGAACGCCATCAAGGGCGTGGGCGAGGCGGCGAAAATCGGCTTCGTCAACATGGAGATCCTGCGCTCGGGCGTGATCAACACCGCGCAGTCGCTGGCGGCGGGCGTTGGCGCCGCGAAGACCTTCGAGACGCAACTCTTTCAGATAGCGCCCGCCCTTCCGGCGCTGGCGCGTAGCCTCGGCGGCGTCGGGCTCGCTGCGGGTGCCGCTGCCGCAGGCGTGGCGATTGTGATCGCCGCGGTCGTTGCGCTCGCCGCCAGGGCGATTGAGTCGGAAAATCGCGTCCGATCTTTCAACACGACCTTGGCCGGGATGGGCCAGACCTCGCTGGCGACCGGCACGCAGCTCGAAGCGTCGGCAAGGTCAGCCCAGCAATACGGGGTCGCCATTGACGAAGCCGCAAAGGCGATCAAGGCGATCTCGAACGCCGGACTCAACCCGGCGTTCGCCGACCAGATCATCAGGGTCGGCGCCAACCTCGGCGCCATCACCGGGGCAGGAACCGTTGCCGGCATCACCCAGGTTACCGAGGCGTTCAAGGGGCTGGAGACGGCGATCAAGCTCGCGATGGATTTCCACGACTTGACAGCAGCGGAAGCTGCGAACTTCGAGCAGATGGGGCGCAACGGGCAGGGCGCCAAGGCGCTGAGCCAGTTGCTCGGCCTGCTCGATCAGCGGACAGCCGGGCTTTACAAGGGCTCGATCAGCGAGTTCACCAAGGCGGTCAACAATCTCAGCATCGCGTGGACAAATTTACTCGACACGCTGAACAAGCCGCTCGGGCATTTCGCGGCGGCGATGATGCAGGGGTTGGCGAACGCAGCCAATGCAGCCGCCCGCTTGTTCGGCAGCACGACGGCGGGCGGTACGGCGCCGGGCGCGGGCGGGACCGGCAATCAGGCCGGGCAGGTGATCCCGATCGCGCCTGCGGCGGGAGTGGCGGGCGGCGTGTCGATGGCGCCGGGCGTGCAGACAGCGCCGGGCGTCGAGCAGCTCAAGCAGATACTTGGAGCAGCGTCCGTTATCCTCCCTGCCGGGCAGAGTTTCCAAATTTTCTCAGGTGTCGGCAGTCGCTCCGGTTCGAGCCTGCATCCCGGCGGCAACGCGGCAGATTATCGCGTCGTCGACGCTCAGGGTAACGTCGTTGACACGGGCGTCGTCGGTCGACCGAGCATGGGTGGCGGGCTTCCGACACCGGACATGGAGCGGGCGGTCTTGCGCGCCGCGATGGCGCTGAACACGCCGGTCTCGATCGGTTCGCTGTTCGGCAATCCCGATCCCGGTCATATCGGCATCGGGCAGAACGCGGAGGTCGCCAACAATCAGGCAAAGCAGGCCGCGTTCCTCGCCGCTGGCGGTGCTGCGGGCGGGGACGTAAAGCCAGACGATATCCAGAAGAGCGCGAAGGCTTTAGACGACCTCACCCGAGCCCGCCAGAACGACCTAGAGGTATCCAAGGCGCAAGGCGTCCAGGCGGACATCTTGCGGGCGGGGCAGCAAGCCTACGACGACGCCCTCACGAAAGGGCTTACCCCAGAGGACGCAAACAAAAACCGGGCCGACGCGATGGCGAAGGCTGCCGCCGAGGGCGCCGCGCAGTGGGATAAGGTCACCACGGCAACCGACCGCGCGACGCTGGCGACCCGAGACATCACCGAAGCCTATGCGAAGGGCGGGCTGGCGGTCGTCGAGGCGACGGCGGCGACGCAGGCTCTCGAAGAGATCACCACGCATTACGGGACCGCTGTCGGTCACACCGCCGAGATTGAGGAGCGCCGTCAGCAGTTGCTGACCCAGATGGCGCAAGCCGAGAAGCTGCAAAACGCGCAGGACATGCAGTCGCAGAAGGACACGCAGGCCGCGCTGCAAATGGAGATCTCGCTCCAGGGTCAGTCGAGCGATGTGATCACCGAGCAACTGACCCTGCTGAAAGCGAAGCAAGAGCTCGACGAGAAATTCCCGCTGCTCAGCGAGAAGGAAAAGGACGCCCGACTCGCCTCGGTCAAGGCGACCGCCGACCTCAACGCGCAACTGCAAGAAGCGCAGCGCAACCAGCAGCGCATCAACGACACGCTCACCTCGATCGGCCAGACGATCGATAGCGCGGTCACCCAGAACATCGAGGCCGCGCTCTCGGGCCAGAAGATCACCGCGTGGCACGATGTCTTCAAAAATGTGCTGGTGCAGATCGAGGGTCAGCTCCTCAGTCTGTCGGTCATCAAGCCGGCGATCGGCAGCGTGCTCGGGTTCCTCGGCTTTGGCGGCGCGGCGCAGAGCTTCGGGTCGCTGTTCTCGGGCGCCGGCATCCTCAACCCGAGCGGCGGCGGGATCTTCAGCGGCAGCACCGGCACCGCCGGCGTCACGGGCGGCGCGCAGATCGTCGACAGTAGCGGCAATGTGCTCGGTACGATCAGCAACGCCGGGTCGCTGCTGAGCTCCGGGTCGAACCTGTTCGGCGGCGGCGGCGGGCTCTTCGGCAGCAGCGGCGGCATCGGCGGCTTCATCAACAACAACATCGGCACCTCGCTTGGTTTCGCGCCTACTGGTTTGCTTCCTGGCAGCGGTGCCGGCGCGGGCATCTTTACGAATGCTGCAACCGGCGCCACGTCCGATATTGCGGGCAGTGGTGTCGCCGGCGGCTTGTTCGGCGGCACGACCTTGACCAGCGCGCTCGGCGGCGTCGCCGCAGGCGCAACCGCCGGCTCGCTGCTGAACTCGCTGCTCGGCCCATCGATCGGCGGCGGCAAGACCCTCGGCGGCACGATAGGCTCGACCGGCGGGGCGCTGGCCGGCGCGATCATCGGCTCGATCATCCCCGGTATCGGCACCTTGATCGGCGGGCTGGTCGGCGGGTCGGCGGGCGGCTTGCTCGGCGGGCTGTTCGGTGCCGGCAAGCCGAACCTCGCCAGCTCGGGCTCGGTCAATCTGGCGACCGGACAGCTCGGCGCCTTCACCTCGGGCGGCGTCGCCGCCAACGACCAGACCAGCCAAGCGATCCTTCAGCCGATCGGCTCAGCGCTGTCGCAAATCACCTCGATCCTCGGGGCTTCGGTGCTGCCGCAGGCGACCCTGGTCGCCCAGGCCGGGAGTCGGGACGGGATCAAGGTCAACATCGCCTCGGGCGAGGGCGTGAAGTCCTTCACCGGCTCGGATGCCGGGACCGTTGTTCAGGAGGTGGCGCAGTTTCTTTCCCAGCACATGGATCTGTCGGGGCTCTCACCGACCCTCGGCAAGATCGTCTCGACGCTTAGCCTCGACCAGCTCCAGAGCGCGGACGCCCTCACCGCAGCGAAGCAGTTCGCCGACGCTTACGACCAGATCAAGACCGCGGCTGATCAGTCCTTTGCCTCGGTCGAGAGCGGCGCCCAGGTCGCCGGGCCGTTCGAGCAGGCGATGACCCAGATCACCACGACGTTCGGGCAATTGACCGATCAGGCGACCCAGTACGGGCTGAGCCTCGACCCGATCAACGCGGCGCTCGCCGAGGCGACCAAGCGGCTCAACGTGGACTTCGCCAAGGCGGTCGACGCCGCCTTCAACACCGCAAGCGGATCGGACTTCCTGAACGGCATCCAGAGCATCGTCGACAACTATCAGTCGATGGCTCGCGAGGCGTCGGCGATCGGCGCAAGCGGCGATGTCTTCAACAAGCTCGGGCAGACCTTCGACGACAGCCTGAAGACGGTCTTCTCGTCGCTCACCAGCACGCAACTCAATCAGGTCATCGCCCAGTTCGGCGATCTGACGAACGACCTTCCGGCGCTGGCGACGACGGCTCGGGATGCCGCAGCCGCGACCGAGGCGCTCAACGCGCAGTTGGCGCAGCAGACCCAGATCTACCAGAACCAGCAGAACGCCTACACCGCCGCCGGCCAAGGCTTCCTGGCGCAGCTCCGCGACCTCGATCAGGCGAGGATCGCGGCGCAGGCGGCGAACGCTTCGGTCGGGCTCGGCGCCGACCAGAACGCCATCGTGCAAGAGACCGAGCA